TGGCTACACCTTTTGTTTGCTCATAGAATTGTCTAAAATCAGATACTTTAGCTTTATTTTGCTCTTTAAGTTCTTTTGCGTATTTTGGATTATCTAAGAAAACAACGTATTGTGTTTCGCGGTCATTAATGGCATATTGTGCAGCCGCCTCGCCAAGCTTACAGCGTATTCCGTCAGGATAGAGAAAACGTCCTTTTTCATCGGAAATCTGGCCATTCATCATAGCTGATTGTGTGCGTGTGCGGCTGTCAAGAACAGCCAGAAGCTTTAAGCGTTTGTCATCTCTTTCGACTGCCGAGAAAATCTCGTGAGTCCTCAATGAAGCCATACGCATTGTTTCTGTTCTTGCAATGCGGTATGTTTGATATATATGTCCATTTCTGTGAGAAAATTTGCCATTTATAATGAGCTCTTTTGCTTTTGGCGTTATAAGTCCGTCTTTATTTCGAAAGCCCATTATAATATCGATTTTCTTTTGCACTGCCTGAATACTGGAGCCGTTTTCAAAACTTTTTGCAATAGCTTGTGTTACTTGATTTGCCATAAGCTTTGAACGCTTTAAAACAGATTTTTCTGCAAGTATTCTATTTGTTATCTCAAATGCCTGTGTGTTTGGTAAAACAGACACAACAGCGGGAATGTATTTTATAGGCTCGCCGAGTGTCTGTGAAGCAAAATCATACTCAAGAATCCCGCATTCATTGTAATTGTCAAGTATATTGCCTTTTAAGCCAATAAACATTTCATTGTATTTTTTAACAATATAGGCTTCAAGCTCTTTATAAATCTGTTTATCTTCCTTCAACTCTAAAAGCTTTGAAAAAACATATTTTCTGACCTCTTGAAAATCAGTAATACATTTTGCCTGAGCTTCTGCGATAAGTTCGTTATACCGTTTTCTCAATGCTTTTAGTTGTTTAGGGGTCGGTTCTTTCATCAGATTTCACTTGTTAAAGTTTCGTAGCTTTCTGTTTCAGCTTCTTGCACCAGTTCTTCTGCTTTTTTCTCGTCATATCCTGCTTTTATAAATATTTCTTTTTGTGGCAGTCTGCCGCCTGCTGCAAGCATATCTTTTAACCATGTCATTACATCTTTTGGAATATTACGTTTGAAATCATAATTTATGTCTTCTGTTGAAAAATCAGCAACGCTCTTTATATCCAAGCCTGTCCAATAGGATTTTAAGAGTCTGTCAAGGTATTCAAGGGATATTTTCCACTCTGCCTCTGTATCTTTGCAGTCTTCTTCCATATTTCGATACATCTGTGAGATTTGGAAAGCTGTCGCGTTTTGAAGATTTGATACTGCTTCAGGGTCAACTGATGATGACACAATCCATATACCTGACCAGGTTTTTTGAACGATAAATTTTATAAATTCAGGGTTAATGTCTTTGGTTATAAAATGAGCATCTGCGTCTGCTCCGCCTGCAAAGACACCTGTTTTTTGCATTTCTGCTTTTATTTCATCATCTATATTCCCCATATTTTTAAGCAGGAGATATGCAGCTCTAAAAGTTGCTGCTTCTGTAATATTATCAGATATCAAACGGTCATATGCGTCCATTAAACCAACAGCCAGCTCTGCATTTCCTTGTTTATTGTCATTATTTGACCATTCAACAAGGGGAATTCCAATAAAACCGTGTGGCTTTGTTTCAACCAAGACATGATAAGAATTGCCGCTTTTTGAAGCCAGCCACTCAGTGACATTTAAAGAATCATATTCCCAAATGTGTCTTCTTTCGTCTATGTCGTAGTATACATAAGCTTTTATCGGTTCATTATCATGGTTATAAACCACTTTACCCTGCCACGCAGGAATTTGTTTTATTCTTGCTCTGTTCTGCTCATCAAGATAGCAGAGAGAATATGTGTTGCCCCATCCTGTGCAGGAAAACATAAGTCTTTTGAGAAAACTTTTAAAGTGGTTCAGGTTATCAAACTCTTTGTACTTCTCTTTGACTTCTTCTGCAATACTGTCTGTATAAGTTCTTTGTATGTCTCCTGCAAGGTATCCTGATTTAGTTTTTTGAATTACTTGAAAGTTGTTATAAGAAACTCTAATGTTAGGGTCAGAATAAGTTGTTTTTTGTCTTGCAAAAATAGGTACACCGTCAGCCATTAAAGCATTATACCAATCAAAACAGCTTGCGGGTTTATTCTTTGACCTCAAGCTAAGTCGATATTTTAATTCATCATCTTTCAGTAATTCTTTATCAATCATTTTAATAATCCCTACAAGTTATAGTTGCTGTATTGTCATCGCTGTATCTGATATCTGTAATTACACAGTCATAGATTGTATCTTGCCCAAGTGTGAATAAATCTCCATCATAGTGCCATTTATCTTTTATGCCTGTGATTTCTCCTGCGCCCTGTATTATGCCGGTATTAGCAACAGGTTCGATTTGAACAATGTTTGTACGTCCGGAATTTAAAACATCATAAATGTTAATTACAGGCGACTCTGTTGTGTAATCCAATGACCTTATAATAATTTTGGCATTTTCTGGGATTTCTATATCCGAATAAAGTGTAAACCCTGTCATATTTCCGTTGTTTGTTATGACAGACTTTATAAGACCAGTGCTTTCATTTTGCATATTTGCACTATTGCAAACATACACACGGTCAAGCATTGTCATATTTAAAGCCTCAAGGTTTACAGAAAATTCAAAATTGTTTCTTTTGGCCTGTGTACAAAGTAATTCATAGCTTATAGATTTTAGTACACTTGCTTTGTCTGTAATGTACTTGAGGTCTTTTTTTACAAGCAGATAGTCAGAATCTGTTGTTCCTTCTTTGATTTCTTCATGTACTGCACCGTCATACCAGTAAACGGTTACTTCGTCTTGTGTATAGTCTTCAGAGTTAGTAAAACTTGCTCTGATTGCTTCTGTTAATCGTCCCAAATTTGGTGTCCAGCTAAAATTCCAGGAATTATGCTGGTTAAACATACCTTTAGGTGTTTTTTCACTTCCGTCTATAGCAAATGTGTGCTTCCCGTTTAAAAGCGGAATCATGGCACCCTGACAATTTTTTAATATTTCATTTATAACATCCATTGTTTTAGTGGCTTCAGATACGATGCCATCTGCTTTGTATTCTTGCTCTTCGCACCAGTTGTAAAGCATAACCAGGCTGTCATTATCAATTAAATCAGTGCTTATAGGACGAGGATTCACTAATTCATCTGTCAACAGATAGCGAATAATAGCAGCGGGATTTTTACTTTCCTGAACTGTAGACCAGTCTTCGCCGTTCCAAACGGGTATTCTTGCCTCCGCTACATAGTTAAACTTTTTAATTGTTCCTGACAGGCCTTTATAAGCTGTTGCTTCAAATGCAATTTGATTAACTTTAGGCAGAATGCTTTCATCAAGTACTTTCCCTTCAACATAAAATTGCACCTCTGCACAGCGAGGATAGCCTATATCAAAGTTTGTTTTATCTGCATAATCTGCTGAACGTACACGCACGGTATATTTGCCTGTTTCAGGTAAAGTAAATCCGATAGGTCTGTAAAAAAGCTGGTCAGCTACGTTTATATCTGACGGGCTATTTACTTTGACATTTGCACCGTTTACTGTCGTGCTGGATGTGCTTAATGGTTGCTTTTCACCGTTGATGTCTCTGATATAAAGTTCCGTATTTTCTGATAACGGAATATATTCCCCATCACCTTTTTTATACATTATCTCTATTTCAGAAGTACGGGCAGAACGTGAGCCATCGTTATTTTGATGAAACAATCCTTGAGGAAAGCTTATTATTACATCAATTTCTTTTGTATTTTCGGGGCTTGTAAGTACTACCTCTGACACAGTGCCTGCGTATCTGTTGATAGACAGGTTTAAAGTTTCATTACGGTTCAATGTCTGGGTAACCATATTTTCAGAAACATAGAGTGAGTCCAGTTCATTTGTTGATTCTGTTGAGTTTCCTCTTGTATTGCTTAAAGGGGCATAGTTTGTAAAAACTATCTCTGTATAATTATCATCATCCGCATCATATTTAACCGAGCCGTTATAGATATATGTATTTTCATTAACAAGAGTAAGCATTGAAGAGGTGATTGTTATATCATTAGTTAAATCAACATAATTGCCTTTTTGAACCACTCTTGTTGTCTGTCTGAACTGTTTATTAGTCCAGGCGTTTAAGTCTACATTTATAAATTTGAGCTGATAATTAACCGTAACAAAGTTGGTGTTTGTCAGTTCGTTATAATCAAAATGGGCATTTTGATTTACTTCTTCATCGGGGTTGTAGGACAACTCTTCATCTATGCTCATTGCTTTTACGTTATCAAAACCTATAAAATTAGACGAGCCGCTTGCGGTTATTATATCTAAATAGTCAATAGAATAATCTGTACGTGGTGTATCTCCCAGTTTAAAATCAGAATATACTACATTTTTATAATTAGAAACAAAATACTGTCTGTATTTGTTCGTTGATGCACCGTCAACGACCAGTCTGTACGGCTGCTGTCCATATGAAGGTGTTTGTTGTATTTTTCCAAACAAAACAGGAAGGCATCCGCTAGAGATATCATTGCTAGCCCCTCTAAGCTCCGGCTGCGTACTTGAGCTGTATTCTTTAGCCTGAGTTGTACCACTATGGCCACCGCCTGAAAATATAGATATTGCACCTGCGGCAACTACACCTGCTGCCAACGAAACAGCAGCTATACCTGTAACAATAGCGGCAGTTGCTGAAAAAGCACCAGCACCAAGTGTAACTAATATAGTTGCACCTATAATCTCAAATATGCCGTTTGGTCTTTCTATGACTTCTACAATATCACTATTTTTGAGTATATGCCACGGTTTAAGCGGTTTACCGTTAATGTATGCATTTTTATAGTTTCTAAAATGAAAAAAAGCAAAATGCCAGTCCCATTTATGAAAGCTTAAAGTCTTTTTATCAAGATTTCGTCTTATTACTCTTATCATTTTAAAGCCAAAATATTTTAAACAATAACCTCATAAAACGTTGCATATCTGGGAATTGGACTTATTTTAACTCCCTGATTAATTGTTTTATGGATGTACTCTTTTTCGTTGATTGCATACCCTATATGCTCTATACTGCCAACACTGACATGTACTGCAACCCCTTTTTTAGGTTTGTCTACAATTTTGTGTTTGATATTGCTTCTTACAAAGCTTTCCTCATCTTCAAAAATCGGAATATCAGGTAAAATAATCCCGTGTTCGTCTTTGTAGATATCTTGCAATAATGTCCAGCAGTCATTTTTAAACTTTTGGTACTTGCCATTTTTGAAATATTTTAAATAATCCATTTGCCCTCACTTGACAAACCTATCAACATGACAAATAATATTGGTATAGGGGCAAGCCCCAAAGAATCACTACTTCTTCGGAGCTTGACTTCACCCCCTACAGATAAAGAATAATAATTTTTAAAGCTGCTATAATTGCCGTTATAGCGGCTTTTATTATTCGATTATCCATAGTATCACCCCCTTTCAGCCATTTTCTCCACTAAATGAGTGTGCTGAGGGAGTGTTGGTTTACCCTGTATAAATATTACTATAAAAACAGGTTAGGAAATGTTTGTCTGTAATAGTTAATAGTACTCATATTCACATCAAGGTTGTGTCTGATATTTATTGTTGCTGTTATACTTTCAGGCGTTATTTGTGCTTCAAATATTTCAAACAATCCAGCAGGGTATTTTTCAGCTGCTTCTGTTTCAATATTGACTATGTATAAATCAAGCAATATATTTTCATTTGAATTTATTGTTTTTCTTATCTCGTTAGCTGCAAGATTTTGAATATTTGATAAAACGAGCTGTGTTCCCTGTGTTTCTGTCTGAGAAGGCAGGATGATGTCAAAGGGATAAGGCTGGTATATTTTGCTGTCAAGCTCCAGTGTTTTGGTGTCGTTTATAAAACAAAACGACTCTTGAAACGCACTGTGTTTAAGTTCAATAAGCATTTTGAGAGCTCGTCCGAGATACCTCGAGTATGAGTTTTTATCCAGTTCAAAACGATTCATAACGACCGCCTTGCTTGTGTCGTAAGATATTTGCCGTTTGCTACAATAGGCAGCTGATAATTTGCAGCAAGCACTCTGTCTAAATAGAAAACCTCGCTATCAAACATTAAGGTTACATTTGTATTCCAGTATCTTGAGTTAGGGTTCCATTTAGGCTTGCCAGTGATTCTTGCAATACGTTCCTCGCCTATTCTGCAATCCATGATTTTAAACGGTATTGAGCCTTGCTTTGTATCGTATTTATACCAACTCATAAAGTCGATATATTTCTGTCTTTCAAGCGTAAAAACACACTGAGCAATATCCTGTATATCTGTAAAACGTTCACGTCTATACGGAATACCTGCATCAGGAGTGACCTCAATATATCCTTCCTGAAACTCGTTTTGGAAACCGTCAAGCTTTATCTTTCCCCATTTCCACTTTTCCATTATGAAGCTTGAACTCCTCTTGAATTGTTACGTTGTAATGCTGATGAAAACCCGCTTTGTGTACGTTCGTTTCTCAATGCATTGTTTACTTTCCTGATGAATATTTCAGTGTCCCCGTCAGGTCTTTGTACAGTTTCAACACTTGCTCCTGATTGGTTATAAATAGTAATATTAGGCTGTTGAACCTGTGCTTCAACTCCCAGTCTGCCGTCAGGAGTTCTTCTCAGCGGCATAATAGCCTCTGTGCCCGCTTCACCCATTAAACCCATTCTGTTGCCCTTCATAGGGAAATAGGTAGGCTTGTCAACGATACCGCCGTCAGCAAAGGCAGTAACCCTGCTTGCAAGCATTCCTGCGCTGGCTAATATGTTGGCAGTACCAATAGCGGCACCCGTCGCTGTCGCTGCTACCGGGGCAAGAACTGCACCTGCTATCGGAACTAATGCAGCCGAATATGCAGCTTGTGCAATGGCTGCTTGTGTTAATGAAGCTGCTAATTGTCCTGCTGCTGTTGCTGCACTTGCATAACCGCTCATTGCACTTGCTATAACTCCTGATGTACCGCTCATTGCAGTAAGAGCTGCTGTTTGAGATGTGCCAATACTGGCTATACTAGCAGCTGCTTGAGGTGCTTGAGCCAAGATGTTTTTAAGTTCGTCACTGACTGCGGATATCGGAGCAGCTGCACCTGTCATTGTTCCTTGATTACCGCCAAGGATATTTGACAAAAGTCCGCCGTTTTGTGCACCTTCCTGAAATAGTTTGCTCAATCCTGATGATATCATTTGCTGAGCAATGGCTTGAATGGTGTTTAAAGCAACATTCCCGAAACGCTCGAGCGCATTCTCGCCTTGTTGTAAGGGAGTGGTGATAGCCTGTGAGAGGCTTGAAGATATGGTGCTTGAAACATTTCGCCAGGATATCCCCATTGAGTTTTGCAAAGATGCATTAGCCCTCTCTACTTCAAGCTTTAAAGTTTTATACTGGTTTTTAATAGCAAGAGCCTGCTCAGAGTTTCCATACCCTTGTATTGCGTAATCAAGATACTGTGATTGCAGCATACTTAATTGAGAGGTTTTTGCCTGATACGGGCTTGTTTGTGCTGCAAGTTGTACTTCTTGCATCTTTTTTTGAAGGTCTGTTAAGTCGCCTTTCGCTTTCCTTAATTCTTCAATGTTGATGACTTTTGAAGCGGCAAGATTCATCACTCTTTCTTGCGCTTCTTGCAGTTGTTTGTTTAAACCTTGAAATGGAGCAATTACACCAAAGTCAGTTGCCTCTTTAATACGTTTTACTGCATTTTCAAGATTCTTAACTTTTGCTACCTGCGCATCCCACACTTTGCCGCTGGTTATACCCTGTGCTGCAAGGTCTTCGAGCGCTCTTTGTTCATCGTTATATGCTTTTTGGATTTGTTCGGATATTGTGAGCTGGCGCTTTTCTCTGCCTGATTTTGAAGAACCATCGCTACTGCCTGAAGCCCCTGCTCCTGTACCTAGTGTGTAGTCTTTTAAAGCTTTACCTTCTTTTATGACTTTTTTAAATGTTTCTTCTTGTTCTATTAAAGCTCTCAAAGATTTTGTGCTTTCATCAATGGCTGCTGCAGATTCTTCGTAAGCTTTTACAATAGGTTTATGAGATATTCCTTTAAAATAGCCTTGTGACAAAGTATCAAAGATTTGCCATTGCTGAAGTGTTTTTGCATATTGTGATTCGACTCGTTGAGATTTCTCATAAATACTACGAGCTTTTGTTGCCAATGTATATTTTGAAATTACATCAGCTAAAGATTCAGAAATAGCCCTATGCATTGATAATTCATTTCCAAATTTTTCTATTAACCCAGGGCTTTGCTTATTTAAAATTTCTTTTATTTCATAGAGTCTTTGGTCTTCTTCTCCTGTGCGGTGAGTTGCATTTGCTAGGTTATGATATTCAGCTATTAACCTAGGAGTTTCAGCAGCACTATTATTAATTTCTTGAGATAATATTCTTAATTCTTGAGCAGATTTTGAAAGCTCTGTATTGTTTTTTTGTAGGGCATAAGTAATCGCGCCTATTGAAGCAGCAGCAATTGTCCCTCCCGCAATTAAAGGATTTGCCATAGCTGCTGTTGTCAAACCTGAAATTGCATTTTTGGCAGAATTTATTGATATTACAGTATTAGTTAATGCTTGTGATGTTTGTATAGCAGCAACTGTTTTAAACAGAGCAAACGCACCGACTGCAGTAGTGATAGATTGTGTCAGCAAACCTATTTCAGATTTATTTTTATTTAATGTATTTGCAAGTTTCGTACTTGCTTGTGCAGCACCTCTGAAAGCTTCTACCCCTTCCTGTACAGAGGGTTGTAAATATTCCCCCCAAGCATTTGAGCTGTCCATTACATCAGTATTTAAACGGTTAATACTTGCTCTTAATTGTGTAGAAGCGTCCAATGCACTTCCACCTAGCTCTTCTTTAAGAGTTCTAGCAAAAGCAGGCAAAAATTCAGAAGATAAAACCTTTCCCTCTGATACCATATTATAAAACTCACGGGTAGTCATTCCCATGGATTTTGCAGCAATTTCAAATGCCCCCGGTAGATGGTCACCTAGCTGTTGACGAAGCTCTTCCATTGAAACAGTGCCTTTGCCTGCAATCTGTTCTAATGCTTTAAAAGTTAATTCAACATTCGTTGCCGGCAATTGCATAGATGTAGCGGCAGTTGAAATATCACTAAATATTTGTTTTGTTTGTCCAAGTGTTAAACCGCTTCTTAAGGCAGCAGCTTCGAAGCCTGCGAAGCTGTCAGCGGTGCCCTTGAAAGATAGTCCTAATCTGTCTGCTTCTTTTCTGATATATGATAAGCTATCTGCACCTATTGATTTATCAGCTGCCGATGCATTCATTCGGTTTTCGAGCGCCTGAAAATCCATTGATGTATTGACAACACTTTTACCTAAATCATGTACTTGGTTTATTATATAGCCTAAACTAAAAGCACCTAGTGCATTGTTCAAATTTAGTATTGAATTACCTAATTGATTAAATCCAGTCGCTTTGTTTACAATATTGTTTGCACTGGACATTTGTATTTGTACATTACGCACAGTCTGAGCAAGTTTTTGAAACTCAACGCTGTTTTGCTTTCCTTGCAAAGCTAAATTTCTTAGTCTGTCTGTGGCAGCTGTTGTAACAGAGTTCAGCTGATTGAAGCCAATACCGCTTTTTTGTGCATTAGCAAGTTTTTGATAAGACAAAATATTTGCATTTATTGTATTTTGTTGTTCCTTTAGTTTTGTGCGAATTTTGTCATAAACAGGTAAAGATGAATTTGCCGTCCCCTCTACTCTTTGCAAAACACGTTCATATTTGTCTGTCATTTTGCCTAATTGGTCAAAATCTCGTGATACTTTTGCAGCATTAGAGTCTATGTTTATTATTACTCTGCCATCGCTGTTTGAATTGTTTGCCATTTTGAAAGTTCCTTGTTATTATTGTTCAAAAAGGGGTGGTATTAATGTATTGTGTGAATTGTGGAAAAGAGTTATCTAATGATGCAAAATTTTGCCCAGAGTGTGGGCAACAAACTGGTGTACAGCCTCAACAGCAGGCTCAAACTGTTATTATACAAATGCCTAGACAGCCTAAATCAAGGGCGATCGCTGTTGTTTTGTGTGTCTTTTTTGGATATTTAGGTTTGCACAAATTTTATTTAGGCTCAAACAAAACAGGCTTTTTGTTTTTAACTGGTGGGATTATTGCGATATTTGTTTATTTATTAAACTTACCACCTTTAACATTGATTCCTTCATTAATTTTGGGGTGTGCATTACTTGTTGATTTGGTACTGCTTCTTATAAAAGAAAGGATTTAAGACAAGTTTACTTTTCCGTCTTGGTTTGACATCATTACCTCTGTTTTGTAAAATTCATGTATTGTTGAAGGAGTAGTTATGACTTATTGTAAAAACTGTGGTTGCCAAATTAATGAACCTGCAAAATTTTGTCAGGAATGTGGGAAACC